CGGTGCAACGCTTGCGCTTGCCGAAACCGTTGCCGGACTCGGCTCTATGATAACCTGCCAGCCCGATGAAATTGTGGTAGGCATGCAAGTCAGCGGAAACCATATTTCGTCCGCACACGAAGGAGATACCGTACGTGCGGTAGCGACTATCGTGCATAAAGGACGCTCATCTCATGTGTGGAATGTAGATGTATTTACTTCCACCAATAAGCTGGTTTCTTCTGTCAGAGTTGTTAACAGTGTTTTGAAGAAAAGATAAGTTGAGATATGCCAATATGGAGTAGACTCATAAACATCAGATATGCCATAGTAGATGTCGAAGTCGGCTTGAAAAATCATAAAATCCATGATATCGGAGCACTCCGCCATGATGGTGCAACATACCACAAAGCTTCAAAAAAGGAGTTATTTGAATTTCTCAGCGGCATGGATTATATATGCGGACATAACATCATTCACCATGATGCCAAATATCTATTCACAGATAAAACATGCCAATGGATTTTGGTCGACACGCTTTATATATCTCCTTTGCTGTTTCCGGAACGTCCTTACCATAAGCTTGTGAAAGATGACAAACTGATAAGTGATCAAATGAATAATCCGGTAAATGATTGCGAAAAAGCAAAAGCACTGCTATTGGACGAGATAGCACGCTGGCATTCGTTACCGGATGCAAAGCGCCGGTTATTTGCATCCTTACTAAAGGACAGAAAAGAATTCGAAGGTTTTCTCAGCATGGTAGGTGCTGTACCAACAAAGGAATATCCGAACTGATTAGCAACCTCTATGTGAATAAAATCTGCCAGCATGCAGAACTTGACATGCTTATCAAACAATATCCGTGCGAATTGGCATACGCATTAGCCCTGATTGACACAATCGACCATCATTCCATTACTCCGGGATGGGTACTTTACAATTATCCCAGAGTGGAATTTGTTATAAAACTTCTACGACACAACAGATGCAACGAAGGTTGTGTTTACTGCAACACCCAACTGGATGTACTACATAACTTAAAAATATTTTTTGGATACGAACAATTCCGCACCTATGAGGGTGAGGCTCTTCAAGAACAAGCCGTTCAAGCAGCAGTAAAAGGCAAATCATTACTGGCAATATTCCCTACCGGTGGTGGAAAATCGCTGACTTTTCAGCTACCGGCACTCATGTCCGGTCATTCGGTACATGGTCTTACGGTCGTTATCTCACCATTACAGTCACTGATGAAAGACCAGGTAGATAATCTTGCCGACCGGGGAATTACTGATGCTGTAACCATTAATGGCCTATTAGACCCTATTACGCGGGCACTATCAATACAAAGAGTACAAAATGGGGAAGCTTCCCTCTTATATATAGCCCCCGAAATGCTTCGTTCAAAAACCATTGAGAAAATTCTGATGGCGCGTCAGGTAGTAAGATTTGTGATAGATGAAGCACATTGTTTCTCTTCATGGGGACAGGATTTTAGAGTCGACTACCTTTATATTGGGAAATTCATCAGAAAATATCAACAGAAAAAAGGATGCAAAGAACCAATACCTGTGTCTTGTTTCACTGCCACGGCCAAACAGAAAGTTGTGCAAGACATTCGCGATTATTTCAAACAGACATTAAATTTAAATCTGGAATTGTATGCATCAACAGCCTCAAGGACAAACCTTCGCTATTCTGTCATACACGCCGAAACTGATGATGATAAATATTTAAAATTAAGAAGACTTATAGCTGAGTCCGACAGCCCTACCATTGTTTACGTATCGCGCACTAAACGTACTAAAGAACTTGCTGTAAAACTGACTCGTGACGGTTATAAAGCATTACCTTTCAACGGTAAGATGGAGTCAGAAGAAAAGATTGCCAACCAAGATGCATTTATGAATGACCAAGTACGCATCATTGTAGCAACATCTGCCTTCGGTATGGGAGTCGATAAAAAAGATGTCGGACTTGTAGTACATTATGACATATCCGATTCACTGGAAAACTATGTCCAGGAAGCAGGAAGAGCCGGTCGCGACCCTAAACTCAGCGCACGTTGTTATGTACTTTACAGCGACAATGACTTGGACAAGCATTTTATACTGCTGAATCAAACCAAATTAAGTATCAGCGAAATACAACAAGTATGGAAGGCCATAAAGGACCTTACCAGACAACGTATGAGAGTCAATTGTTCTGCATTGGAAATAGCACGGCAGGCAGGTTGGGACGACTCCGTATCCGATATTGAAACCCGTGTTCGGACGGCATTGGCTACTTTGGAACAAAGCGGATACCTGATAAGAGGAAATAACGTACCCCATGTGTATGCTACGGGTATCACAGTAAAAAATATAGATGAAGCAAGAATGCGTATATCGGCATCATTGTTATTTGGCAGTGATGAAATAGAAAAGGCTGTTCGAATCATCAAATCACTGATTTCACAGAAATACATTACCAAAGCTCAAGATTCAGAGGCCGAATCACGAATTGATTATCTGGCAGATATATTAGGAATCAGTAAAAAAGAAATAATATCTGTTGTAGAACGCATGCGTCAAGAAGGCATATTGGCAGATAGCAAAGATATATCCGCTTATCTACAGGATACCGGAGACTCGGAACGAAAATCGCAGGCTCTCCTCGAACGCTTTGCAAAACTCGAACGATATATTCTTAACCACATTCCTGACGAATCTTTACAAACATCATATAAGCAACTAAATGATAATGCCACAAACAGTGGAATCAATACATCCAAAGAAAAGGATATTCGGACATTGCTCTATTTCCTCTGTGTCAAAGGATACGTCAAAAAAGAAGAAGACGCTTCCCATAATATAACAATCAGTCGCCAGACAGATTTCGATTCAATCATCAAACAGTTTGAAAAACGACTGGAAATAAGCCGTTTCACCATAGAATGGCTATACAAGTTAGTTGCCGATACGGAAAAAGAATGCTCACAAAACAAAATGGTCCAATTTTCCGTGGTAGAACTTCTAAATCAAATAAAGTCAAATCCCCAATCTCTTTTCAGCGAACCCGACAAACTACAGTTGGAAGATGTGGAAGAAGCTCTTCTTTATCTATCAAAAATCGGAGCATTAAAGCTTGAAGGCGGTTTCCTTATTCTTTATAATGCTATGAATATTCAAAGAATAAAGGATAACAAATCAAGATATAAGCAAGACGACTACCGGATGCTCAACGAATTCTACAAGCAAAAAATCCAGCAAGTACATATTGTAGGAGAATACGCCAATTTGATGGTAAAGGATTATAATGCAGCATTGCAGTATGTCCAAGACTACTTCCAGATGGACTACAAAAAGTTTGTCGCAAAATATTTTAAAGGAGAAAGAGTAAGTGAAATGCAGCGCAACCTGACTCCTCAGAAATACAAGCAATTGTTCGGTCAACTATCCAAACGTCAAATGGAAATTATTTCCGACAAGGAATCACGTTGCATCGTTGTTGCAGCAGGTCCCGGCAGTGGAAAAACACGCGTACTGGTCCATAAACTTGCATCACTCCTATTACTTGAAGATGTAAAGCATGAACAGCTCCTAATGCTGACATTTTCGAGAGCGGCTGCCACGGAATTCAAACAGAGGCTTATGGAGCTGATAGGAAATGCTGCCCATTTTATTGAGATAAAAACATTTCATTCCTATTGTTTTGACCTTTTAGGAAGAATAGGAAACCTTGAAGATGCCAAAGACATCGTCTCGAAAGCTGCCAAAATGATTAATCAAGGGGAAGTGGAACCAACCAAGATCGGTAAGACAGTACTTGTCATAGACGAGGCCCAGGATATGGGAAAAGAAGAATACGACCTTGTGAATGCCCTGATAGCCAATAATGAAGAGATGCGTGTTATAGCAGTGGGCGATGATGACCAAAACATTTATGAATTCCGCGGTTCGAATTCCCGATATATGTACCGACTGACACAAAATCCTGAAAGTAAGTTCATTGAGATGACTGAATAAGGGGGGAAAAACGAAACGTATCAATATGTGGTTAGCCTGAAAATGGCTGATTGCTTTGGTATTCAAAATGTTATGGTTGAATAGAGCAGAACGGGCTGGAAAAACCAAACGTTTACATTGCTTTACATTGGGCTTACATTTGAGCCTTGTTTGAACGCCGTTCAAATGAATTACTTTACATTAAAGGTAAGATAGGAGATATTTCGGAAGTGTTATTACAGATTGTTCTCCATGATTCTTTTCTGACCATAAAGATAGTCAAACAAACTGATTTATGCAAGTAAGCGGGGAGATGTGTAATATACTTCCTTTTTTATTTTATCTAAATTATTCCATATAGATAATATTTGGTATATTTGTACTCAAATAAATGCTATATAATTATGACTAAAGTTATCCATGTGCACTTGATTTACGAGAAGAAAAACCTCTATTTCGGCAGTATTTCTGCCATATTTGATACTTTGACTGAGAACCGGGTTGGCATCACCAAAAGCAGTCTGTTGCATGCCGGTTTGACTGATGGAGCCGTAAAATACACGAAACGTGCGATGATTATCCAGTCACACCTGATAAAGACTACCAGGAAGGGCTAAAACAGCCTTAGAACGTATTAAAAGCCGCTTTTTGCGGCTTTTTTTGTGTCTTTGTGGCAAAATAGTACATCTGAAAGAAGATGTCACTTATTTGAACGGTTTGAACGGTCTAAAAAATGGGAAGGATGGACATTTGGACGGACATTTGGACGGACATTTGGATGGACATTTTGAGTGTTGGAAAAACGAAACGTTTCGATTGGATGGACATTTGGACGGACATTTTTTGTATTATTTTTTTTGATTTGCTTGTATGTGTGGTATAAATATAGGGTTGTTTTATTAGTTTTTAAACTATTACAGGGGGTAAATGATATATTGGGAATAATTATTTACTCCCCTGTATTTTAATCCATTGCTTTAATAATCAATATTTTACTACTTTTTACCCCCTTTACCCCGTAAAACGCGTTTTAGACGGCATTGGCAACTGTAGAATCGCTTGCATCCGAAACACGCCCCGACTTGTCCTGTTTGAGTTGTACAATCATTTGTTTTAATACTCCTATTTCTTCAGCCTGTTCTTTTATTGTTATCTGCTGTTCTTTTATGGTAGATAAAAGTTTATCAAATATTTCAGGAGAAAGGCCTTGGTTGTCATCGAATTTTTCTTTATCTTTATTTTTAGAAACACAGCTTGTTTGTATGTGTTCTGTCGGTGTTGGTTGGCTTGTTTTTGTCATCTCTCCCCTACCTGTTAGAAGCCATTCCGTATTTATGTCTGCAAACATATTTGCAATTGAAAGGAGGATGTCACTACTAACCTCTGGATATTCATTATTCCTTTTATCCAAATTAAATACTCTATTAAGTTTTTGAGAACTTGATAGATGAATCATTTCACTAAAGCGTTTTACGCTGCCATTAGCATAAAAATCGACTAATTGTTTTACTCTTTCATTTACGACTGGTAAATGTTTTATTGAAAAAATGTTTTCACTTTCTCCCATTTTATTTTTGCTTATTGAAAACATGTTTGTATATTTGCAACGTGTTCAAAGTTTAAACACGCTCCAAAGCTACAAAAAAGGCTTGAAGTAACAATGAGAATTTAAGAAGAAGCAAAATGGAAGCAAAATTTAAAAAGGGACAAAGTGTGAGAATCACCAAAAGGAACGGTGAGGTCATCGATGGTGTAATCCGAGACTGGGACTATAACATTTGTACTTTCGGTCGTGAATATGATGTCGATTGTATGAAAGATGGCCAGGTTTGGACTGTGATATGTGTTCCGGAGAATGCGATAAAGGAACTTTTATAATATTCTCGGGCGGTTAGTTCAGTTGGTAGAACACACCAAACTCCCGCAAGGGAGAGGTCATGGTCCGCGGTTCGAGTCCGCGACTGCCCTCTATGATAATTTAAATAATTAGATAGTATGAAAAGACGAATTGTGGTAGAATACGGTGAGGTGAACAAGATCGCCGAACTGATAGGATGTACGAATGTAATGGTTAGCCATGCACTTGCCTTTCGCAAGAACAGCCGACTTGCGCGTTCCATCCGTAAACTCGCCCTTGAGCGTGGTGGTACTGAAATTGGTGAGGACACTCAAAAGCCTGATTATGATGAAAAACGACCTGCTTGATATATTCGGTGACGAGCTGCGCAAGTTCGCCGGTCTGAGCCGGAAGCAACGCCTTTGCGTGCTTTACTTCTGTCTGAGTCTTGCGGCTTTGCTCACTGTCTTTTTTATCCACCCGCTACCGGAGCTTTTCCTGGTGTTGAATTTCGGGAATTCCGTACGGTTGTTAAAGAAGCATGTCCCATTGAGTGATTTGGAGAACTAATAATCTATAGGAAGATGGAATACTACAAAAACATACTATGTGTAACCTACCAAGAACTGACTTGTGGGGTTGATCCGGTAATTACCAGAGGCGCCCTTGATAAGCAGTTGCAACGTGGTACCATTGAACGCTCCCAACGTGGAGGTGGAGAAGGTTCCTGTGCGCAAATTGTTTATTCCTCCCTTCCCGAGAAGTACAAGAAACGTTGGGTTGAACGCCATGGCGAGCCCGAGAAACAGATGCGAGAAGAAATTATCCGTAACATAGTGAAGAGAGACGAAAAGGCCGAGAACTTTTTCGAGGAGTACCGTTATGACAAGAACGGTGAGCTGGTCGCCCTTCCCGAGGATGTGAAGAAGGAATACACCTGGAACGCTTCGGTACTGAACGCGCTGATGGAAGAGTTCAAACGTTTGAGTTCATCCAATAACAAGCTGACCGGTTTCCGCCGCAACCTTTGGGAACTTCTGCTTGTCACAAGTGAGGAGTGGCGTCCGGTGTACGGGCATAGCCTTCCGGAAAGTGTGGGCCGGTTGAAGGCCCTGATAAACAAGTTCCGCCCCGACAACTACAGTGTACTTGTGAGCGGCAAATACGGAAACAGCAACACCCTGAAGATAGATGAGGAACCCGGGCGTTTCCTTGTCGCCTTGAAACGCAGCCGTGTTCCGGTCTATACCGACATGCAGATTTTCGAGGAATACAACCGGGTAGCCCCCGAACGCGGGTGGAAGGCCCTGAAAAGCCCGCGCAGTCTCCGTTCATGGTTCAACAGTCCCCGCATAGAGCCCTTATGGTATGATGCGGTTTACGGTGAAATGAAGGCCCACCAGCGTTACGGCCGCAAGCATAAGACCGAACTCCCCAGCCGCCGTGACAGCCTGTGGTACGGTGACGGTACCAAACTGAACCTTTATTACCGGGATGAGGGCGGCAAGGTCCGCACCATCGGGGTGTACGAGGTCATGGATGCCTACAGTGAAGTCCTGCTCGGCTTCCATATCAGCGAGAACGAGGATTATGAGGCGCAGTACCATGCTTACCGCATGGCGCTCCAGACAAGCGGGCACAAGCCTTACGAGCTGGTCCATGACAACCAGGGTGGTCATAAGAAGCTTGAACGTGTCTCCGACGGTCTGCTTGACAAGATCAGCCATATCCACCGTCCCACCGCCCCTTACAGCGGGCAGTCCAAGACGATAGAATCCGCTTTCGGGCGTTTTCAAAGCCAGGTCCTGCACAAATACTGGGGCTTTACCGGACAGAATATCACTGCCAGAAAAGATTCCAGCCGCCCGAACCTTGAGTTCATCGAGGCCAACAGGGACCGGCTCTATACTCTTGACGAGCTGAAGGCAAAATATGCCGAGGCACGCCGGGAATGGAACGAAATGAAGCATCCTGTTACCGGCATCCCCCGGATAGAGATGTACGATACAAGTGTAAACGAGGACACGGAAGCGGTGACCGCCCGTGACATGGTGGACATCTTCTGGGTTATGACCTCCCGGCCGAGCACTTTCACCTCTGCCGGCATAGAGTTCACTATCGGCGGCAGGCCGCGCACCTACGAGGTCTATTCCTCCCCCGGTGTTCCTGACCATGAATGGCGTCGCCGTAATACCTACAGGCAGTTCTATGTCAAGTATGACCCTTATGATTTCAGCAGCGTCCGGCTGTACTGGAAAGACAAGGGCGGTGCTCTCCGCTTCGAACGCGTTGCCGAACCGTACATGGTGGTTCATCGCGCAATCCAGGACCAGACCGAGGGTGAGGCGGCGTTCATACGCCGGGAACAGGAGGCCAACGTCCATGACCGCATCGAACGTCAGGTCGCAGCCAAGTCCATCGAATACGAGCATGGGGTTGCGCCTGAACAGCACGGGCTGCGCAGCCCCAACCTGAAAGGTGTCACGGCCGAGGTGCAGCGCCAGATAGACCGCCGCACAAAGAAATACAGCCGGCCTCCGGAAGAGGTTGTCCTGGGACGTTCCACAAAGGTAATCAGTAACATTACCTGGGATCAGCTCGGGAAGAAGGAAGTGAGTGTACGCAAAGTGGTAGGAAAATTATAGCAGGAAATTTTAAATAAGAAAAATATGAGTGAATTGAAAAGAGAAGACAAGGATGCCATCAGCGAGAGTCTGAGGGCTTATGTGGCAAAATATCCGAGCCAGACCAAAGCGGCCGGCAGCCTTAAGAACACAAGTGTCGGAACGGTGAGCAACATTCTGAACGGACGTTATGAGAATATCAGCGATGAGATGTTCCGCAATATAGCCTCACAGGTCGGGAGCGTCAATCCTACCGGCTGGCAGATTGTGGAGACCGGTGCCTATCAGGAGATTACCGGAGTGCTTGCCGATGCGCAGCGCTGGCGCAATGTCACCTGGGTGACGGGGGAAGCCGGTTGCGGCAAGAGTACCGCCGCCCGCAGTTATCTTCAGGAACACAGGGAAGTTTTCTATATCCTTTGTTCCGAGGACATGAAGAAAGGTGATTTCGTCCGTGAGATAGCCCGCACGGTCGGCATACGCACGGAGGGCTGCAATATCCGTGAGGTCTGGAGCCTTATCCTTGACGACATTATCCAGATGGACGCTCCGCTCCTTGTATTTGACGAAGCCGACAAGCTTACCGAACCGGTATTCCACTACTTTATCAGCCTGTACAACAAGCTGGAGGAAAAATGCGGCGTGGTCTTCCTGAGTACCGACTATATAGCCAAGCGCATCAGCAACGGGCTTAAATACCAGAAACCGGGTTACAAGGAATTTTACAGCCGTATCGGACGTAAGTTCTATACACTGGAGCCCACTGACGAGCGGGATGTGTACGCCATCTGTTCGGCCAACGGGGTGACTGACAGGAAAGGCATCGATTATGTCATGAAAGAGGCTTCCGCCTGTGACTTTGACCTGCGCCGCGTCAAGAAATCCATTCATAAGGTAAAACGCATGACGGGGGAATGACCCCCGTTCAAATGCCGTTCAAACGTAATTTTAAGGATATGGAAAATAAATTTGAATACCTGAAAATCGACGGCCGCGACCAGCTTCCCGCTCCCTGGAGCGATTATCCTGTCCTGACTGAATATGAGACGGTGAGTGTTTACCGTAATGGATACGACTACCTGGACGCCCTTGTGGGACAGCAGGACGGCTGGTGGACCTCCGGCGTGCGCATGGAGGTCGGCGGTTCCGGCGGCGGCTTCGCCCCGGGGCGCAAATGGGGACAGTTCTCCACCCGTGAGAATGCCCTATTGTGGGCACTCGGCTGGATGCTCTGCCATGAGAAGATGCGGGGTGCCGCACGGCAGGCCGTGCTTGACCGAATTGACAATATCCGGCAATTAAAACTGTTTTGACCATGGAAGAAGAGAAAAAGAATAATAAAAAGGCCGGCATGAGGCGTGCCTTGAATGTCAGGGACATTCTGAGCAAGAAGTATGATGTGTTTCCTTTTGAGGGGAAATGGAAGGATGCCTTCGACACTCCGGAAGTCCGGGGCTGCTGGTTCGTGTGGGGCAACAGCGGTAACGGCAAGACCTCTTTCGTGATGCAGCTCTGCAAGGAACTCTGCAAGTATGACCGTGTGGCGTTCAACTCCCTGGAAGAAGGTACTTCTCTGACAGTCCAGAATAACCTGCGACGCTTTGGTATGGCCGAGGTGAGCCGCCACCTGGCGTTCATCAAGGAGGACATCCCCACTTTGAAGCTCAGGCTTCGCCGCCATAAAAGCTTTAACATCGTGATCATTGACAGCTTCCAATACACACAGATGACGTACCGTGACTATATCCAGCTGAAGGAGGAGTTTCCGGACAAGCTGTTTATTTTCATCAGCCATGCCCGCGGCAAGAATCCTAAAGGTGATGCGGCCACGAGCGTGATGTATGATGCCGATCTGAAGATATGGGTGGAAGGCTACGTCGCCTTCAGTAAGGGACGTTATCAGGGTTCCACTGGTGAATACACGATCTGGGAGAAGGGCGCCTATGACTATTGGAATGTGGCTGGACCGAAACAGAAAGGAGGCCAGGCATGAGCAGGATAAAGAAACAGCTGGAGATTTGTCCTCCCGCCTATATGTGTAAGGGGCCTAACCGTGAGAACTTCGTCAGTACCGGTCACAAGTGCGGTTACTGCAAGGGCAACGGCTGGTTTTGGGGAACGGAGAAGGGCAGCCGCGAGGACGTGCATGTGCCCTGCCCGGTGTGTGGTGGCAGCGGTGAGCTGGATGCGATTATAACAGTGGATTGGAAACCTTCAAATATATAAATTATGGGAAAGAAGAAAGTTATAGAAAATTGTGTGGGTACCGTTACTGTTTCCACCAGGATTCAGAACGGTGCCGTAACGACCACTTACCAGTTCAAGGCCGGTTTTGCCGCTCACGGCTGGACTGATAAAAGGGCTAAGGACATTATCCGGAAAATGAAGTCCGGTGTGAAAAATATGATTTTTGCGGATAAAGAACATTTTGGTATCACTGATACGTCCAAAGTGACATTTTACGGTGGTGTCAAAGTTCTTGAGTGCGATTATATTCTTGAAAAATAACATATTATCAACCACTAAAATTTAACTGAAATGATTACAGAAAAACAGAAAGAGGCAGTAAAGGAACTTTGCCAGTACGTAGACAACTTTTGTAAGGAGAATGACCTTAGCGCTTTTATGAGCGTTGCGGCAAGTGAGGACCATCCGGATGGGCTTGAGCAGGTTGCGGGTTCAATCGTGACCGGCAAGGGTAACCATGTTATAGGTTCCATATCCGGAACCGTTAAGGCTGACAAACGTGTCTGCATGTTGCTGTCCATGGCGCTGATGCAGGCTCAGGTAAGAAAGGAGGATATCAATATTGTCCCGTATTGGGGAAATTAGAATATGAACTGATGGATGTAGTATAAATAGCTATGAGTGAGAATAACAACAAGCAGAAACGTAAACGTGTCTGTCCGCATTGCGGCCGAAAGTTGTGGATGCGTGAG